AAATGGCAGATATTGTAACATCACAAACAGTAGTAGATACAACAGGCGTTAAGTATGTTGTTAAGATGACTAATTTCTCAGACGGCACAGGCGAGTCCTTAGTCACTAAAGTTGACGCTTCGGCAACAACTTTTATGACCGAAGACGGTAATAGAAAGATTAGTAAGATATGGTATTCTGTCAATACAACTAATAATAAATCAGCAGTTGAGTTATTGTGGGGAGGAACTACAAACGCAACCGCTATGTTATTATCAGGTAATGGTTATTGGGACTTTAGGGACGCTGGTAATGAGATACCAAATAATGCGTCAACACCTACAGGAGATGTACTATTATCAACTAGAAACTTTGCAAACGGCGACAATTACACAATAATTGTAGAGTTTAGGTAATAAGTTGTATAAATATTAGGTACTAAAAGTAAAGAGAGAGAAACATGAAGTTAATTTCTGAAGAAATTTCAAATGCAGAATATCTTGTAGAAGAGAATAACGGCAAAAAAGAATACAAGATTAGAGGCATCTTCTTGCAATCGGACATTAAGAATAGAAATGGCCGTATCTACGAGTATAATGTATTAGATAAAGAAGTTAAACGATACAATAGAGAATTTATCCAAAAGAATAGAGCATTTGGTGAGTTAGGACATCCTGACGGACCGACTGTTAATTTGGAAAGAGTTTCGCACATGATTAAGTCACTTACTCCAGACGGTAAGAACTTTATCGGTGAAGCGAAAATCATGGACACACCATACGGTAAGATTGTAAAAGGTCTTATTGATGAAGGCGCTCAGTTAGGCGTATCTAGTCGTGGTATGGGTTCCTTGATACAAAAAAATGGCGCAAACTATGTAAAAGATGACTTTTACTTGGCTACCGCCGCTGATATTGTTGCAGACCCTAGCGCCCCAGATGCTTTCGTAGAAGGTATTATGGAAGCAAAAGAGTGGGTATGGGACAATGGAGTGTTAATTGAAAAGGATATCGAAGCTTGGAAGAATGAAATAGAAGCTGCAAAACGAAATGCAATAGCGGAAGCTAAAGTACGAGTGTTTACGGATTTTCTTAGAAAACTTTAAAGTTATAAATATCAATAAGAAAGAAAAATTAATTAATTTTTTTAAAAATACAAAGGGAGATTTCTCAATGGCCGATACAGAAGCTAAAAAATTAGAGGCGTTAGAAGCAGAAGCCGTGGCGGAAGCTACAGGTGCAGATGCTCCTAAAAAGAATGCTGTAGCGGCTGAGCCAACTCACCTGTCAAATGAGGCAGAAGATTTAGGTCCAGCTGTGGTAAAACCAACAGACAGCAATCCTGACGCAACTAAAAAAACTAGTAAAGTTTCTGACAAAATTAGCGCTACTGCTGACAAGGGTGGAACTCCGGATACAGCTGGCAAACCAGATACAGATGCCGGTGTAACTAAGATTTCACATCCAGGTCAAAGTGCTAAAGTTGAAGAAACTGAAAAGTCAGATGAAGAAGTTGTTAACGAAGGCGAAATGCCAGACGGTCTAAAAAAATATTTAGACAAAAAGGCAGATAAGAAAGACGACAAAGAGGAAGGTTACGGAATGAAAACCGCTTCAAAACATATGAAGAAGGAAGAAATTGATGTAACTGAACATGTTGACGCTCTTATTGCTGGAGAAGCAGATTTATCTGAAGAGTTTAAACAGAAAGCGACAGTAGTATTTGAAGCTGCTATTAAATCAAAAGTAGCAGAAATTGAAGAATACTTAGAAGCTGACTATAACAAAAAATTCGAAGAAGAGACCGCTAAATCTAAAGCAGAACTCGTTGAAAAAGTTGATTCCTACTTGAACTATGTAGTTGAAGAATGGATGAAAGAAAACGAACTCGCATTAGAAAGAGGTATCAAAGGCGAAATCGCTGAGGACTTTATCTCAGGTTTGAAAAAACTTTTCGAGGACCATTATATTGATGTTCCAGATGAAAAGTATGATGTCTTAGAAGACCAAGCATCTAAAATTGAAAACTTAGAGAAGAAGCTTAACGAAACAATCGAAAAGAATGTTGACCTTAAAAAACAAAATTCAATTTTCGAAGCAAAGCAAATCATTGCTCAAGCAGCTTATGATTTAGCAGACACTTCAAAAGAGAAGTTTTTTAAGTTAACTGAAGAGATTGAATACTCAGACGCTGAGGATTTCAAAGCTAAAGTAGCTACTATTAAGGAAAGTTATTTTGGTAAGAAAGCTAATGTGACTGAGCAGCTAGATGATGTGGCGGCAGGTTCGTCAACAGATAATATCGTTGACTTATCAAATGCAATGGCTGCTTATACTGCTGCTATTAGTAAAACTAAAGACATGAAATTGTCTATTAAGTAATAACATAGGGAGAAAAATACATGTATCTTTCAGAAACACATGAAAAGAAATGGCAGCCTGTCTTAGAACATCCTGATTTACCAGAAATCAAGGATTCTTACAGACGAGCCGTTACATCTGTTATCTTGGAAAACCAAGAGAGAGCTCTAGCTGAAGACAGAGCTTATATGACAGAAGCTGCTCCTACAAATGCGACAGGTTCATCTGTAGCGAATTGGGATCCAATCCTAATTTCGTTAGTAAGAAGAGCTATGCCGAATTTGATTGCATACGATATCGCTGGCGTTCAGCCAATGACTGGACCAACTGGTCTTATCTTTGCAATGAGAAGCAGATATACTAACCAAACAGGCAATGAAGCAATGTTTGACGAAGCGGACACAGACTTCTCAGGAAGAAATGCGGCCGGTTCAGCAGTTGATGGTTATTCATCTTCAGCTCACTCAGCTTCACCTAACAACAATCCAGGTGCTCTAAACGACAGTCCAGCTGCTGGTACTTTTACAAAAGGTACTGCAATGACAACTGCCGCTGCTGAAGCATTAGGTGATGACGCTGGTAACGCTTTCGCTGAAATGGCATTCTCAATTGAGAAATCAACTGTGACTGCTAAGTCGAGAGCTCTTAAAGCAGAATACACTATGGAACTTGCACAAGATTTAAAAGCAATCCATGGTTTAGATGCTGAAACAGAACTTGCGAACATCCTATCTGCTGAAATCTTAGCGGAAATCAATAGAGAAGTTGTTAGAACTGTATATATTAACGCAGAAAAAGGTGCTCAAACAGGCAATGTAACAACTGCCGGTATCTTTGACTTAGACACAGATTCCAACGGAAGATGGTCAGTTGAAAGATTTAAAGGTTTGATGTTCCAATTAGAAAGAGATGCTAACAGAATTGCACAAAGAACACGAAGAGGAAAAGGTAACATGATTATCTGTTCTGCTGATGTGGCTAGTGCATTACAAATGGCTGGTGTCTTAGACTATACTCCTGCATTAAACAACAATCTAAATGTTGATGACACAGGCAATACATTTGCTGGTGTTCTTAACGGCAGATTTAAAGTGTACATTGACCCATACTCAGCGAATAGCTCAGCAACACAATACTATGTTGTTGGTTACAAAGGTACTTCACCTTATGACGCAGGTATGTTCTACTGTCCATATGTTCCACTACAAATGGTGAGAGCAGTTGGTCAGGACACTTTCCAGCCGAAAATTGGATTTAAAACTAGATATGGTCTAGTTGCGAACCCATTTGCTGAAACTGGTGCCGCTTCAGGTGCTGTAGCAGCAATCAATGACGCTGGTAATGCTAACTCAAACAGATACTACCAAAGAGTTAAAGTAACTAACTTAATGTAATATCAGTTTGGTTGTTTATACCAACTTAAAAGGGGCACCGTAAAAAGTGCCCCTTTTTTTATGCCTTAAACTTGGATAAATAGTAGTATGACAACTACAAACGCTTACACAAGACAACCAACCAAGTTTGATTACGCTTCACCTACTCAGTTTAAATTTTCAATAATTAAACTGCCAAAGGTGGAATACTTTTGCACAGCCGTAAACATACCCTCGGTAGGTGTATCTCAAAAAATACAACAAACACCTTTGAATGATATTCCTTTACCAGGAGAAAAGGTTGATTTTGGTCCGTTAGAGATGTCATTTTTAGTAGATGAAAACTTAGAAAACTTCCAAGAAATACACGGTTGGTTAATGGGTATTGGTTTTCCTAAAGACTATGCTCAAGCAAGACAAGCTTTGGCCGCTGGCGCAGATAGATTTCCTACATCAAGTGGTGCAGATTTAACAGCAGACCCCGGCAAAGTAAAATATGGTGCAACTAATATTGGTGCCTTATATTCAGATGCTACACTAACTATTCTATCAAGTAAAAATAGACCAGTACAAGAAGTAAGATTTATTGATATGTTTCCTATATCATTATCAGGTTTAAGTTATAGTCAAAATGCTACAGATGTTGATTATCTAACAGCAACGGTGACTTTTCAATATGGAAGATATGAATTTGCTAATGTAAATGCTAGAACAACAACTATTACATCCTCTTAAATAAGCTTTACATTTTAAAGGTTTTGTGATATTATTATGGTTTGAAATGGAGTAATTATGACTTTAGAAGAGTTACAAGATATAGCGGAAAAAGACCTTAAAATAAATGATACCGAACTAGATTTGGAATCATTAAAAACTCCTCAGTTACACAACAAGTATATGAAACACTTAACAAAGTTTAAGTTAATGTTGTCTAAGGCTGATGCTGAGTTTGCAAAAACAAAAAAAGAACTTTGGGAATTTTATACAGGTAAGGCAGATGCTTCAGTGTATGCAGCTAAACCTTTTGACCTAAAGATATTAAGAAATGATGTAGACCAATATATTCATTCAGATGATGAGTATATTAAAGCAAAACAAAAAGTTGACTATCTGTCAACAATCGTAGATTACTTAGATAGAACAATCAGACAAATTCAAAGTAGAGATTGGAATATTCGAAACGCCATTGAATGGAGAAAGTTTACTAGTGGAGCTATATAATGAAGTTTTTAAAAGAACAATTATTTCCTACTGAAACATATATTGTAGATGATGTATTAGAAGAAGAATACATTGATAGTATGAAGAATGATATTATTAAATCATCAAAAGAAAAACAAAAAGGTAACTGGCAATCAGACCCTAAGTTACATTTAAATAAAAAATATAAAGCATTATCAGATAAGATTATAGAAGTAAGTAAACTTATATTTGCAGATAAAAGTTATAAGTATGAAAAATATGAAATAACGGATATGTGGTCAAACATATTAAAACAAAATGAATTTCATAGACCTCATACACATTCAAATAACATACTAAGTGGTGTTTATTATGTTCAATCAGATAATGTAGCAACACTACAATTCTATGACCCTAGGCCACAAGCTGGTGTTTTAAATCCAGATGTTGAAAAATGGCATAAAGGTAATGCAACAGTTTGGCAATTAGGTTCTATAACAAACAGAATGATTTTATTTCCATCTTGGTTACAACATTTTGTTCCTATCAATACATCTAACCAAGACAGAATTAGCATTGCTTTCAATGTTATGTTAAAGGGAACAGTTGGTTCCTCTACAGATTTCCAATCGGCAGAATTTTAATGGTACTTACCAGATATCTAATAATTGAAAAGAAAGATGATGTCTATTTAAAGATAGAAGCAGACGAGGACATTCGTAGAGAGTTAGGTCAATTCTTTACATTTGAAGTACCTGGTTTTAAGTTTATGCCTCAATATAGGGCAAGACAATGGGACGGTAAGATTAGATTATTTTCTTATCAGACAGGTCAAATTTACTGTGGCCTTTACCCATATATATTAAAATGGTGTGAAGACAACAATGTACAAGTTGTTGATGGCACTAAAATAGAAGATACTAAGGTTGACGAAAAGAAAGTTGACCAATTTATCGAAGCGTTAAAGATACCTTTTAAGGTACGAGATTATCAAAAGGAGGCATTTGTATATGCTGTTAGAAAAAATAGATGTTTATTACTTTCACCCACCGCTAGTGGAAAATCTCTTATTGTCTATCTTCTTGTTAGGTTTAACATTCTTAGGTTAAAAGAACGAAAGAAGAAGATATTAATTATTGTACCAACCACATCATTGGTTGAACAATTGTTTAAAGACTTTAAAGATTATGGCTGGTCGCCTGAAAGAAATG